TATCAATTGTTTCAAATATAATTTCGTAACTTGGTTTTGCGCTGCAATATCTGTATATTGTCGTACCCAATACCCATTTTTATTTAATAATACAGCGACTTTTCCTTCTGGAATAACTATATTATCAAAATTAACGTATGTCCCACTTTGTCCGGCAATGTAAAAAACGTTTTGGTCGGGCGTCCTCGGTGCGGTGTTCGGCGTGGCAATCCCGGCAAACGTCGCATTTGCCCCGACTTGACTAATTAACGTTGTCAACGTGTTTTGCAGCACTTGACCCGTAATTTTTTGGTTGCCGTTCGTTTTAATAACGGACGAAACGGCGGCTTTCAATTCTTCGTAATTTCCCATACTGATAAAAATTTAAACTATATCATTATTATTAAAGTCATTATTAAAGTCTTTATTGTAATCGCCCCCGGTTGTTGGAATAACGCCCCGTCCGATTTTCTTAACGACCGTTGCGCATTCAAATTCACATTCAACCGACGCCAAATTGCCCTGCGTTTGCCATTTAGGGGTAATCAAAAACGTATCGCAATCGTATTTCCTGCCTTGACTATATACCGTAACAAAATCACTCATGCGGATTAACCGCATTACGTCGCAAAGGTATTCGGGGGCTAAAAATATAAACCGAAACGTCTTTTCGGATATTTGTTTTTCGGGGAAAAAATACCCGTCCCGCTCTTCGCCCTCTTCCTCAAACTTGTATTCCGGCTTTCCTAACTCGGCACAAACGTAAACCCGGTTTTTGAATTGGACGCCCTCGTAAACGATTTGTCCGCCGTCAACCTCCATATTGGCGGCGTCGCTCCATTCAATGCACAAATAACCATCCATTCCCCCGGAAATCCATGTAAATACGTCCGAATAAAACGTTTGTGCGCCGTCGCTAATAGCAATCATATATCGCCCCTCCGGTAAATCCAAAGATAACGGCAACAATCCCGGATAAACAATAACATCATAACCGTAATTAGCAAACCGGACAATCTGCAATCCGGTTTCTTTCATCATCGTTGTTATATCTGCCAATATACGGGTAAATTTATAATCGTAAATCCGCACCCATGCAATCGAATTGGTACGGGTCGGACGTATGATTTGAAACGGCAATAATTTATTTATAGGCGTAAATAACGGGTAAACATCGCCATACGCATACGATTTTTTATAATCTTGGTATTGCGGACTTTCATAAAACGGCAATACCGACAAATTGTTATTCGGTGTCATACTTCAAAGTTGTTTTAATTGAACGACTGCACAAATTTACGCTTAATTTATCAACTTGACCGTTACCGATATACGTTTTTATTAGTTGCATCGGGTTTGGGTCGTCATTTGCCGGAAAACTAAACGTTTGTTTCTTCTTTCTCTCAATACCGTATGCGTAAACCTCGGAACCGTTTATTGATACCCTACGGGCGGGTAAATCATACAACCAATAGGGCGATTGCAGATTAATAAACGCCAAATATCCGTTTTGCAAAAAGTATTCGACGCCGTTTATTGTTTGGCGGGTAAATGGCAATATCCATTGCGACCCGGACGTTGGCGGAACGGCGGCAAACAAGGCGAACCCGTCGGAACTCATATTGCCGGGGTTTAACAACATCATATCAATATCGGACGTAAAGTTTGATATATTAATTTCTTCAACCTTTCCCGGCGTTACATACTTGCTAATTACTTGTATCGGCAATCCCTCAAAAGCCGCCGTAACGTCGTCCATCCATTCAAATTGGTAACGTTCGGGCAAATCGACCTTATCAAACGAATATTCCGACGTGTTGAACGCCCACGGTTTCCCGTTGCGCAAATTCAATTCCTTTGTCAAATCATGGCTTAATATAGCCCCGCCGGAATAGGAACCGCCATTGCGGAAATATTGGATATGTTCGATTTTAAATTTGCCGTCCTCAATGAACCAATAACATTTAAAACAATCCCGTAACATATTGGTAAATTGTTGTAAGGTCGTCGGGGCTTTTTGTGCGGGTTGCTGATATTCCCCGTTTATAATATTGGTTTTCTGTGATACAAGCAAACGGAAATTCAACCCGGATATTGGATTGTTTCCGCTGTATAAAAATTGGCTATATTCCGCCGTGGCTGCGTGGGTTATACCGGGCGCAATCTGATTAAGCAAAACAGATATACAAGAAGCAACCGGGAACGCATCCCGCAAAGTATATTCTTTCCTCGCTTTTTCCTCTAACAACCAATCCATCAAATAAAACCCAAACCACAACGACGCATAACGCCACGTTGACCGGGCAATTGGATAAAACGTTTGTCCGTAAATGGAATAGGGCGGCGCAAAATACTTTCCGTTGTCTGCTAATCCCCACTCGGTCGGGGTGTCTGAAAAGTTGTTTGAAATAAACGCCACGTCGATTGCGTAACCAATCGCACGCCTATAATTACGGTTATTATCAACTATATCATCGGCGGGCAATGGATATGTATTAAGGTCGTCGATTTTCTCCACGTCGCACAAATACCGGGCATATATATTATAACTTTTCATATCGGCGTGCATTGTCCCGGTTGCCCCGGAACCCTCAACGGCTGTTAAATCAAATTCCAACGTATCAAACGGGGACGTTGTAACCTTTTGATAACGGAACATTGCCACGTCGTCCGAACGTCGGCGTATCTCAACCAATGCAACCCCAAACGGCACGCCGTCAATTCGTTGTTGTGAAATATAGATATAATAATTAACATTCAATTCCGGGTATAATTTCCCCTTGAATGCGTTCGCACTTGCACCCGTTGCCATTCGTCCGGTATAAAGCCCGGATATTACCGCCGGGGAACCGTTGGACGTAATTTGTATTTCTTTCAATATATTGCACAAAGCAAAATGATAGGTTTGTACTAATGCGTTTTGGTCGGTCGTGGCGTTTGCGTCTTGTTCCCAATTCGTACCGCCCAAAAAACAAGAAACAACACTATCCCCCGGAACGTATATTTGAATTAATGGACGCTTGTTTATCGTTATCCGTTGGATTGTCGGGGCTAACGTTATTAAATTGTATTCCTTTTCCAATCCCGCCAACACGTCGTTATAATCGTCGATTGCGTCCGGTTGCACAACAACCTTTTTATCGTAATCCGTAAACGTACAATCGGTTTTCATAAACTTGCCTTGAAAGTATTGGAACCATGTACGCCCGCCGTCGTCGCTCTTTTCAATGCAATACAAAAATTCATTGTCGAACGATTGACGGTTTATATAGTCGTAATCATCCCGGACAAAGGTAATTTTGCCGGATAATTTAGCACGATAAAACCGTTGGTTGGTTTCTAACTCGTACTCCTTTGCCAAATCGTCCTTATAAATCGGATGCACGGTTTGACCTTGTAAGACGTTCGGGGCGTCCAACGTTCCCAATCTCAACCATGCCGTCCCGTTGGCGTATTGCGCTTTGCTTACATTAAACCGGATATATGCGGCATTGCTTGGTATGTCAAATTCCGTATTTGTGGCGGTCGGGTCGCTTCCCCAACCGCCGATAATCTTTTTATTGCTATCGTAAAATGCGCCCCCGGCTTGCGGGGTGTAATTCTGAAACAATTTGCGGGGGTACACATTCCCAACCGGGACAAAAGTACGGGTATAATAGAAATTTGTATTATTCCCGTTTATGTTCCCGGTTGTGTTACTTATCGCCCCGTTCGCTAAAAACGCATTTACAAATGAATGTCTATAAATCGGGTTCATATCAATTTTTAATTTTACGTGTCAAATTCTTGTAAACCTCAATAACATTGCCGTTGCCATCGACGTAACGACGGCGGCGGTTTTGTTCCTTAATCTCCCTTACATCGTCTTTTAAATCCCGCAAATCCGGTGCGTTATTTTGTTGAACCGTTACATTAATGCCGTCGGTATTGTAGGCATTAAGGTACTTTTGGGGGAATGTTCCCCGGTTCAAACTATTTATTACGTCCGGGATTAAACGACGGAAACGGCGGGAATTACGTTTATTGATAACGGCGAAAAATTCCCCGCCCTCGGCACGCCTCCGGGTTCCATCCGGTTTGGTTCCTAAATCCACGTCGTCCCCGGATTGGTGGGAACCGCCCGCCAACAATTCAACCGTACCATCGCCGTAACTTTCCGAACCCCCGGCGTTGGCTGATTTGGATAATTGGGCGGCTTTGATTTTGGCGGCAGCAAAGGAACCCCACATTATAGCAATTGCCGGGATTGCAAACGGGAACCCCAATTGCGACCAAATCAAAGCGGACGCCGTTACAAGGTTTCCAATTTGTTGTATCGTTTGTATTGCCGCCTGTGCTTTCTGTGCCTTTTGTTGCTCCTTTAGGGCTTTTTCTTGGTTCTTTTTCGCAACGTCCAATTCCTTTTGAGCCATTGCAACGTTATTGGCGTAACCGTTCGCCCGTGCCTCTAATTCCGCATCTAATCGGCGTTGGCTTGCGTCAACCTCTTTGTCGGCGGCGGAAACGGCGGCGTCGGCGGCTTGTACCTTTGCATCCAAAAAACTATTTAATTGCTCAATGGCAAAGGAAACGGACGTACTTATTGCCTCCTTTTGGTCGTCGTCCAAATTCAGCCCGAACAATCCGTATATATCGTTACCCCGTTCGTCGCCTTTGCTTTTCTCAATTTCTTGGTCGATTTTCGCAATGGTATTTTCGATTGTCTTAACCTCGGCGTCCGTCATTTTAACCCCGGCGGCTTTGTTCAACTCTAAAATCTTTTGCAACCGTGCCTTTTCTTGCGCCAACCGGAACCGGGTTTTGCGTTCCTCGGAATTGCGGATTAAATCAAACTCGGACGCCTCCAACGCTTGTGTTTGGTCGAATAGCATTAACGCCCGTTGTTGGTTTAACTCGGTCGTTTGCTTCAATACCTCGGCATCGTATTTGGCGTTAATATCCGCCTCGGATTGGCGCACGTCCTCGGCTAATTGTCTGTTTTGCGCCAATTCGATTGCCCGTTGTTGCTGTAACAACTGAATGCGCAAATTTATTTCTTCCTGCGAACCCTCACGGGCGGCGTCTAATTGTAATTGCGTCCGGTCGGCGGCGGCTTGCATTTGGTCTATTGTAATTTGGTCGTTCAATTCTCCCAAACTCTTTGCGTATTGTTGTTGCAAAAGTATTTGTTGGTTAAGCAATTCGGCAACTTGTGTTTCAGTTAATCCCCGCTCGGTTTCTAACCGGGTGTTAATGTCTTGTATCTGCCTTTCATACTCAACCCGCAATTGTTCCCGTTGCTTTTCCGCCCCCTCTGCCATTAATGCAATTTGGGCGTCCTGCGTTGCCCGTTGTGCGGATAATTCCGCCGCCCGTTGTTGGTTGGCTATGTTTACCATATCAACCGCCAATTGTTCCCGTAATAAAACAATTTGGTCGTTCAACGCTTTGCGTGCCTTAACCGTTAAATTGGTTTCCGTTCTCAACTGCAATTGTATATCAGCAATCGCACGGGCGTTGGCGGCTTGGCGTTGCGCCCGTTGTTGGTCGAACGTGTTTTTAATTAAAGCAATCCGGGCGTCCTCGGCTTTTCGTAATATGTCGGTTTCGGCTTTGGCATTGTTCCGGTTTTCTTGTTGACGTTGTGCCGCTTGTATCTTTCTTTCGGCGTCCAAATCCGCCCCCTCGGTTTTCAGATTAACGGCAATATCAACCGCACGTCCGTAATTCTCTATTTGACCCTGTATTGCGTCTATTGCGTCGTCAACCTTAACTTTATCTAATTTGCCGTTTAAATCAACGTCAACCAATACTTTTTTATCTCCACGTGCTTTGGCTTGATTTACCAAAAACAACATTTCGTTCAACTCTTTTAGTTTCTTCCGGTTTTCCTCTAAACTATCCAATTCTTGACCGTAAAAACCAACGCTTTTATTGTGTGCCTTTGTGCGCTCGGCTAATATTTCGTCCTCAATCTTTCGGGTTTCGGACAATGAAGCGTTGCGGGCTTTTGCAATGTTTAATTCCCGGTTCAATTGGGCGACACGTTCGTTGCTAACTCGGTTCATTTCGGTTGCCTCGGTTTCCAGATAATCCAACCAAACCTTTTGCGCCTCGTTAAGTTTTTGTTGGTTCTTTGCCGATTTATCGGTATTAGAGGCAAACAGAACTAAAGCCCCTACAACCGTAACCAATGCCAATGCCAAAAGAACATACGGATTTGCGGCGGCAATCAGATTGAAAGCCTTTTGCGCAATGGTAGCCGCCAACGTTGCCTTTGTTCCCTGCATGGTAACAAGGCGGTTATAAACTTGCGCTTTGCTCAATGCCGCCATTTGTAGCCGGGAAATACCCAACATGATTGCGGATTGTTTTTGTACTGCGTTTTGTATGGCTTGAACCCCGGTTGTAATGGCAATTGCCGCTTGTAATTTCTTTTGCGCTTCTTGCACGTCCTCACTTTCCGCCCCGAACAACTCCATTGCCCCGGTATATGCGGCGAACCCACCGGACGCACCCGCCGCCAAACCTAACACGGCGTCCAAATTGGACGTATCGGACGCCATGCGGGTAATCTCGGCGGTTGCATCCTTGACCGCATCCCGTAATATTGCGGTTTCTTTGCTCAATTGCTGATATTCGGCGGTTCCTTGTTTGCCCTCCAATCGTAACAATGCTAATTGCTTCGTTTGGTTCTCTATTTGGGTCGTCAAACCTTTTGCGGCGTCGGAATAGTTACCGACGTTTAGGGACGTTTTCCCGGTCGCTTCCTGCAACCGCTTCATTTCCTCGTAAATCGCTTTTGTTTCGGCAACCAATTTGCGCCCCTCCTCGGTCGCTTCCCTTTCCTCAACCGTCATGTTATTGAGGTATATTTTATTGATTGAGTATTGAGCGGATAAACGATTATATGAACCCTCGGCGGACTGATTTAACCGGGTCGTTAATTTGTTCAACTCGTTTGCCTCCTTTTGGGCTTGCTTCAATTCCGCCAATCGCTTTGCGTTCTCGCTTTCCGCAAATGCCAAATCCCGTGCCGCCCGTGTCAATTTGTCGGTATCGTTCGACGCCCCCCGGATTGTCTTACGTCCGTTTTCGGTCGCCCCGCTTACGCCCTCCAATGCAGCCTTAACCGTTATTGCTTCCGACTTGATATTTTGCAACGTATTCATATATGCGTCGCTTAATTGGTCTAATTGCGCAATCAACTTTGTAATACTATCGTCGGGCTTTACAAGGTCGCTATATTTTATTGGGTTGTTATTATCTGCCATACTTAACGTTATTTGCGGGCAATTTGCCCCGTATTAAATTATCTTTTCTTTTCCATGTAGTTAATCAACCAAAGAAAAACAACGCCGAAAATCGCCTTATTTGACGCCGTTTTTATTTTTGGTTGGTTTCAACAACTCCTTTATCCGCTCAAATGCGTTGTAATACTCTAAAACGGTGTATTTCTTTGGTTCCGGTACGTGTAAATGTTGGGATATGGTTAAACACATATTTTCAAACTGTTTATCGTACTGAATTTCCATGTTATCGGAACCACTAAAAACAACCGGGCGATTGTACAACAACAACATCGTCGTTATTTTATCAATTTCCGCCCGTTTGTCCTCTGTATCGCCGTTTATAATCGCATCCAACATTAACATTGTGCGGTTGCGCAATTCGTCGTAATACTCTTTAACCGTCGCATCGTCGAACAACCGGGGGAAATACATTTGCAATTCTTCATCTATTTTTTTTTTGACCGCTTCCATTTGGGCGGTCAACTCTTTAACGGGAACATCGCCGAACATATCGACGACCTTTTGCAACCCATCGTCGGACAAATCGTTGTGCGGTTCCCCGTCGATTGATTTAACCAACACGGCAAACGCCAAATGCTTTGGGCTTATTCCGGTTTGAATGAAATACACGTTTTGCCGCATATTATCCAATTCGATTGCCGCCAATTCGGGGGTTTTACTCCGGGCGTATCTTATCGCCTTTTCAATATGCGTGTCGAAATCCTGCAAATCGGAACCAATCCCGGCATCAACTAACAACATTTTGTTGTACTTATGAAATCGCAACATCGGCAATTCGTCGATTGCGTCGTATATCTCAACGGTGCGTTCTCCTATCTTAACGGTTTTCATAGCAAAAAACGGGTTATCATTGTGGAACAAAAGGGAACCAACAACAACGTCGGGTTCCCGGTTATAAACGCCAAAAGGATTGCCAAAGCAACCCCCGCCCAAAAGGACAAACAGAAATCGCAATTAAACATCTTTGCGAAAAACTCGTTGCCGTGGACTTGCACCCATTCGATAACCTGCCATTTGCGTAACAAGGTCAAACCGAATGCAGCAACCAAAGCAACCACGACCGTATAAAATAAAAATGCTTGCATACACTTTGTTTTTAATCAGTTAAACACGTTTCATTAATTCCCAATTCCCCGGCAAACCGGAACCCGGCGAACGGGTGCATTAAAAATTGATTGTCTATTTCGTCCAAAGTGAACCCGGCAAATATGTTTTCCGCCTTTGCGTACACTCTGTTTATTGTCATGGAACCGGAACGCAACCAAATACCGCCATTCAATACCCGCATGATTTGTTGTTTGACCGCCTCCGTATTCCGGTTGTTTGGGTCGTTGGTTATCGTGCGCATATCAAACCAAAAGATAACCGAAAACGGCGTTGTATATTTGTTTTGTTCGCCGGGGAACCAATCAATTTGTTGCGGGTCGTCCAACACGAAAAACGAAAAATTCCCTATATTACTATCCGGGGCAATCAACATATATTCATTGCCGCCGACGTAAATATTGGGCGTGTAATATCGTTTTCCTTGTATGGACTTAACCAACCGTTCCGAACGTCCAAAGGAATAATTAAGCCACGGCAACCCGTCCGCTAATCCCTTTTGAATATTTGCAATAACCCGGTCGAATAACTCCGGGTTCTTTATAATCGGTATTCGTTCCATATTAAACCGCTTGTTTTCTTAATTCCCAAACTTTGGTAACGGCTTTTGCAATTCGTTTATTACGTGTGCCGTAATTGTTGTTATAACTATTATCGCACCACTCCAAATTATTTGGGTTGTTGTTTAACTTGTTTTCGTCCTTATGGTTGATATGTGGTAAATTGTCCGGGTTGGGAACAAATGCCATTGCAACCAATCTATGTACTCTATACGTTATACTTTTACCGCCTTTCATAAGTTTAATAATCGCATAACCGTATATGTTACGTTGCGGGGCTAATTTCTTTGGTACTCCGGTGCGCCTGTAATCCATTGAAATAATATCCCCATTTTCCGTAACCCTATAATCTTTATCAAACCCTAATAAGGGCTTTGCGTTCAATATCAACTTATCCATTTCCGTATATCGTTTTTTTTGCTTTGGTTAGCAAATCCGGGTAAATGTATTGCCAAATCAGTTTAGCAATGTTTTCGTTCGTCAATCCCAATATTTGCCGCCCGTACTTTTTTATCAAATCTTCCGTCTTGAAATCCGACGCCTTAATTTCAAATTGTTTGTCGCCGACTTCCAAATAAAAACTACTCTCAAAATCGCCCTCATCCCGTAACGTTACCCGGTTCGTCGGTTGTCCCTTTTCCTCCTTAATGGCTATTGTTAGCGGGGTATAAGGTCGATAATCCATTATGTCAACGCCCAATCGGTTAATACCTTGTTCAAATAATTGTTCCTCGGCGTTGGCATCAATGATAAACGCCGTTGTCATTCCGTCGTCGATTATGTCCCGTATAATCAACCCGGACGTCAACCCGTCGTTAAATGTATTAACCCGGTTGCGTAAATCAATTATTGATTGTAACCCCGCCATAATGCAATTACGTTGTCCGGTATTTAACGCCCCGGTTGTTGCAACTCAAACAAATACGGTCAATCCCTTGCGTATCTAATCGCAAAGCTTCAAACGCTTTTTTAAGGTCATAACCCAAACCGCCGGGGCGTCCCTCAACGTTCCCGTCCAACTCGTACAATATTTCCATTTTAGAGGCGTTGGATTGGTTCCGGTTTACCCTTACGTTGGGGTTCATTGCCAACGTGCGCAAAGCGATTGCCGCAACTTGGCGTTGTATTACCGTTTGGAATATCGCCCGTTGTTCAACGATAAAATCGGTTAGGTCGCAACCAACCGTTATTTCACAATTCAACCCATAATTCAGCGTATTAGTGTACATCGTGTATGCTATATCCCACAACTCCGGGTATTCGGCGAATGTTTCCGGGGCGTTATACATAAACGGGGAAATCTGCAAATACTTTGTCAATTGCCGCCATGCCTCAATATTGCCGTACCCGGTACACGTTCCGCACGGTTCGCCGCTCCAATCTTTCGACACGTTAATTGCTTGCATCCCGGCGGGCAAATCGTCTTGATTGTAGCAAAGGAACCACGCACCCCCGGCGTTGTTTGCGTCGCTGATATACGGCAAAAAACAATCTTCCAACGTAAACCATTGAAAGCCGCCATTTGTTAGCGTAAAATTCAAATCAAACGTTTTTATTGGGTCAATCTGTGAACTATGGAAAAGATACAATTTCACAATCCCGGTTCCGCCCGTCATTTGCAAGCCAACCCGGTGTATTTGTGCGGTTACTCCCATCGCTCGCACCGGGATAATCTCAAACCCTACCAACTTATGATTATTCGGTTGGGTTGCTCTGATACGTCCGGCACCGTCAAAGAACGTGCGACGCTCCAATAGGTTCTTTGTTTCCTTATCCAACCCCTTTATTTGGGTAAACGTTTGTACCGCTGTGGAAATTCCGTTGCGGGTCAAACGTTCTAAATAGTCGGATAGTATGTTGTATTTCTCCCAAAAGGTCGAACCCTCGGCGGGAACCTCGGCGACGTTATCAACCAAAGCAACCCAATACAAAGGTTTGCCCGCCGCATCGTTGGCGTATTGTACCACGGTTTCGGCTTTCCATTCCTTTGTATCGTCCCAAACCGGGTATTGAAAGCCCCAATTGTCCGGGACGATTGCCGCCATATTATCCAACGTTACAAGCGGGTGCGCCCCTTGAAAATATAACCCGCTTTCGGTTTCTGTCAACCGTTCGGCGATTGCCTCGGCGGGATTATATGATTGCTCCCAACCAACGACGTTTAATAATTTATCTTGTATCTCTTTAATCCGGTACATACTTCGTAAATTTAAAAAGGGGGCGGGGATAACCACCCCGTCCCCTCGGTTAAATAATCGTTCCGTTTTCCGGCTTATGCGCCTGCAGCCCCGGCGGGAAATTCCCCGGCGTTGGTTACATATACGGGCATTCCTAACGGTTCGTTCGGGTTGCGTGCTGCAATCTCGGCTTTGATAATTGGATTTGCCACGGTGTCCGGGTTGCTGTTATATGCTACCATGTAGGCAACATCAACGCTAAATCCGAAATACTCCTTAACGGCACACGTCAAATCAGCGGTTGCGGCTCCCATAATCGCCGATTGGTCGCCAACGGCGGTATAATAATGCGAACCAACGGGCAAATCAATGTACGGCAAACGTACAATATCCCATTCGTGGAAATTCGCACGGGTGCGGCGGTATGCCTCACGGTCAACACGGGTTAAGATACCAACGTTTCCATCGGCAACGGCAAACATTGTTCCCATTTTGCCCGCTTCATCGGTTACGTTGTTGGTATAATGCAATACCTTGTTATCGTACTCCATGCGCTTATTAACGTCGTTGTAAACGCCATGTTGCGCCAACTTGCGTATTAGGCTATCAACCCCCGCATTTGCGATAAGGTGGATATATTCCGGGTAACAATTCGCCCGCATGATTGGGTTAATGTCGCCCAAAATCTCGGTTGCCATTTGGGTTGGCACTTGTACAACGTTCCCGGTCTGCGTGTAATTGAGCAATGTTTTGAACACCTGCGTTTTGTTCGCCTCCAATGCGGCAACGGCTCCTTTATCCAAAGCGTCCGCCAACGCACGGGTTGTTTTCTCCATTTTGCGCATAAAGTCATGGTTGTACGAAATCTCATTGTTTGAGTATGCCGCCGGAACCATTGTAAACCCGATTGCATAGGTAGCCCAAACAAGCGTTACCAATGCGGACGTATTTTCATTATCAGCAATAACGCACGAACGCACGTTGCTAACCTGTACGTTTTCGTCATAATTGATAACGGGAACCTGTACCGTGTTACCGATACTTACTAATGCCCTATCTCTCAAATTAGGGCTAATAATTGAGTTGGGGGCGTTGGTTTGCTCAATGAAGAAATCCAATGCGCCGTACTCACACGGGCGGAACATATTACGGTCTAACTCCGGGTTCTCTATCCGCCAATTCTGTACTCTTGTTGCAATTAAACTCATTGTTTAAAAAATTAAATTGTTTATAAATGCGGGTTTACCCTTTACCCGTGTTGTCTTTTACTTTTCCGGTAATGCGGAAATATTGTTGTCTTTCCATGCTTGTTGCATTCCGGCGTCAAATTCAGCCGTTCCAACTTTTAACCCTTGTTGTTCCAACGTCGCCGTAATTGCGTCGTATGCCTCAACCCTCGTTTTTGCGCCGGATATGTCAACGGTAATATTACCGCCCGCACCGCCTCCACTTGGTGCGCCTGTACCACCGCCCGCCGCTTGGCGTCCCTTATCCAAAATACCCATTGTTTCCAATTCACGGGTCAAAAGGTCGCCGGGGGTGTACGGGTTCAACTGATTGTTCGGGTTGCGCATGATTGCGCCGTTTTCGTCCTTAAACGCTAACATTTTGCCGCCCTTTCCGTCGTCGATAAATTCGGGGTTCATGCCCTTAATCTTTGCAATCGCTTGGTCTAACAAAACCTTTGTTGCGCTTTCCGGCAACCCTGCCTTAAACTTCAATCCGGCGGTTGCTGTCTGCAATGCCGTTTCAACACGAATGCCGAACACCTCGTTTGTGTGGGTTTGTTCGGCTTGGTCGTATTTCGTTTTGAGGTCGTTGTATTGGGTCGTAACGCTTTGCAAATCTGCCTTTGCTTGCTTCAATGCCTTTGCGGTTTCCGCATCCGTCGCACCGTCGGCAATGGCTTTTTCCAAACGTGCCTTTTCTTTGGTTAGGCTGTCAATCTGTGATTGCAGACCGTTTGCGCCCTCAACTTTGGTTTTGAACTCGGTTAATACTCGTTTGGCGTAATCAAACGTTTTTTCGGTTCCGTTCTTGGCGATACCGGAAACGGCTAAAATGTCCGCATCCAAACCGCCGTAAATTTCCCCGGTTTTCTTTGCTATTACGCTATTTTCGTCGTTGACTGATAACGTGGTTATCGCTGTCAATTGTTCGTCGGTTAATCCGGCTAATGCCGCATTTGCCTTTAAAACATCAATCGTTAATGCCATAATCTTTCCCTTTGATTATTAAATTAATATTCGGTTACTTTTTGCCCTCGGCTTTGGCGTCCGCCTCGGCTTTCGCTTTGGCATCGGCTTTGGGTTCCTTTGAAGTCGCCGCCGGGATAATTCCCGCCGCTTTCAATTCTTCCAAAATCTCCTTTTTCAATGCTGCCTTTTCCTCGGCACGGGCTTTGGCGTCCGCCTCGGCTTTCGCTTTGGCATCGGCTTTGGCTTTTTCCTCGGCGGCTTTGGCTTTTTCCTCGGCGGCTTTGGCTTTTTCCTCGGCGGCTTTGGCTTTTTCTGCCTTTGCCTTTTCGTCCGCCTCGGCTTTCGCTTTCATGTACTCGTTGGGGTCGTGCAATACGGTAATCGTGTAACCCTGCTTTTTCAGATTGTCGGCAATGCTATTTTCATAACCCTTTTTGCCGAACTTCTGAATACGGGGAATTGATAACCGTTTGCCCGTTTCGCTGTCGAATTTCTTAATTTCGATAACGCAATGATACAAATGTTTCTCATTGTCGGGGACAATGTAGTTTTCGGGCGTAACGTCGATAATCGCAACGTCTTTAGTTTTGCCCTCGCTTACTTTCACTCGCATAATCGTTAAATTTATTTGTTATAAAATTTATCTTAGAGTTGAACGGCATATTATACCCAAACTCTAACACGTTCAAATATTCACGTTCAAATCTGCGTACAAAGTTAGCAAAATTCAACTTTATACGCATATCGTTTTCGCTGATAATCTGTTTGTCGTACAAATCCAATACCTCGTTACGGGTTAAATGTCGGTACGGTTCCAATTCCGCCAACGTCAACATACGTTGCAATTGGGTTGGGTTGTTCCGGTATTCCGTTTCGATTATTTGGTTTTGTAGGGCGTCTAATTCCGCCTCGCTTGCGCCGCTTTCCTTTGCCACCTTGTAACGTTCCCGTAACTCCGTTGCGTTGGATAAATAAAACTCCGTGCCGTAATTGACTTTTGCAGAAACGAACAAACCGCCATACCTCAAACGGCAAACGGTTTCATCGACGAATTGTTGCGCCGCCTCAAATCCTTTCTTTACTCGGTTTAATACCGTGCTTTGGCTCTCAAAATTCGCCTGTATTTGTTGCTCGTTCAATGCGTCCCGTGTGGTTATTTCCTCGTTGGTTCCAACAACCGACGTAATAATGTCATTCTTTAGGCGGTTTTCTTCCTCAACGTTATAATCCAAACTCCCACGGTCAACGGTTAGCATTTGCACCGGGTTACGCAAATCGGGTTGTTTATCCCCGTCCGGTATTGGTATTTCAACGAACGAACCGACGCCGTTAATACGACTATCCCCGCATTTGGGGCAACGCATCAAAAGCCCGGCGGCGTCCAATCTATAAAACCCTTGTTTGTCTTTCAAAAACCCACCGTCGCAATAATCGCCATTTTCGCCGTTACTGAAATCGCATGATTGTTCGTAACCGGAATATATCGGATATGCTCCGTATAAATCTAAATGTCGTTTACTGATATGGTAAAACAAAAACCAATCCAACGCCTCCAATTGCTTGGTTAGCGGGGATTGCTTAACGTCGGGTTCCGATAAACTCAACGGTTCATTCCAAAAGAAACGGGCGGGACAATAACCGACGTCGTGCGGGTTATCAATCAGCAATTCGCCGATATTGTGGTTTTTGTCCTCTCTGAAAACTCTATAACGTTCGTCGTCAATTACTGCGATACGTTCCCCGTCTTGCCTAAATATGATATAATCCATTACCCCCGTCGTCGGGTTGGCTCTGTAATCAATCACGGATGCAATAGGCAACCAATAGAAATACGGTTGCGGGTATTTGTCGGCGGGGTTTTGTTCGCTCGGCATATCGACAATAAGAACGCTATTTATTTCGGTTTGGAAAAACTCCCATCCTTTTGTACTCCAAATTTCCGGTTCGTGTAATACGTCTTGGCGGTAATACTCCCAATCGTCCCTTTGTTCCGGGTTTTGGAATTGATAATTGAACGCCGGGTTACGACCGTCAAAAATCCGGCTCAACTTATCAAAACAAACGCCCGTTACCTCGTTTGTCTTAACGGGGTAACGGAACAATGTTTTGAACATCTTAAATTTGTCATGCGGCAATAGGTTAGAAACAAATGCCATAAAGTCCGTAACCGGTTGGCAAATGTCAAACGACGTAATACGGGTGCGGGCGTGAAAATTAATGCGTTGTTGATGATAAACGGCTTTGTTTATCGTATTACGCTTTTTCGGCTCCGCTATCCGTTTTTTTATTTCGTTTATACTCAATCCCATTGTCGTTGGTAAATTTAAAATCGCTGTCTTTGGGTAACTGCCAACCGCCGTTGTTTGGCATCCGCAACAACCTTTCGGCGTGCTTAATCTCAAATTCATCGGTTAAACCATGCGGCGGACAAACTAATTTAACCTTTGTAACCTTTGCCGCCATATCGTCAACCGTTTGCGGGTTTCAAATCGGTTAGCGGGTTGAAATCCGGGGTTACAATTGTGAGGTCGTCCGAATAGTTCGGCAAAAACGCCCATTGTATTGCGTTGCTGTCCGGGGCTTCCAATCCGCCGTGCGTTTTGTCGCCAATGAACAAAGAACGAATTGGAATAGGATAATACGTTGTCGGGGTCGTTTCGTCTTGAATTGCTTCAATACTTCCGTTTTCGTCAAACAGATAGACGCCCAAATTGTCCGCCCAACTTTCGCATTGCAATTCTTTCATTGCCTTAATTACTGATTGGGGGATTTTACGCATTACGCCCGTGAACGGGTTAGGTTCACGCCCTATAATTTCCTCAACGCCTCCCAATGTTTCGTTACCGCCGCCAAAGGTTCGGGCGGCTCCGGCTTCGTTGGTCGGGGCTTGGATATACGGGGAAACAACAATTTTTGTGCTATTAGCCGCCGACAATAACGGCGTCCATGATGCAAGCAAAGTAATTGCCTTTTCGCTCGTAAAACTGTTTTTGCTTCCATCGTCTTTGGTTAGACGTTGAAACGCTACCTTTTGGATTTGCCCGAAACTTTCGGCGCATTTTACGGCGGGAATATCGGGCAATGAAGCCGCCGCCGGACACTTACAAGTAATCATACTCTTAAAATTTTAACGTTAAAAATTACATTTGTTACCTCGTTGGGCTGTCCCTTTGCCCTCTGTATTACTTCTACGTTGCAAAGTTATAAACTTTTTCCGTTATAAACTTGCATATATCAATTAAATTGTTAGTTACGACGTTTAACGCCTCGGTTGGCGTGTGCGTATGGCTGTATATTACCGTCGGCAATCTCTTTTTCATATATCCCGGTTAATCCGTCCTCCGGGTCGTCGTGCGTGTTCGCATCGAAATTACGCAAAAAGGTTGTAACATGGTCGTAAACGGCTTTATACCGGGTTTCCCATCCGAACGGCATAATTATATGTTGGTTTACCATTGCGGAATTAGTGATTATCCGGCTTTCCTTGTTACCCCCTTGATAAAACGGGTCGGTAATCGCCCGGACTTTCTTTTTGATAACCTTTTCAAAGCCCGCACCGCCGTTGTTACTTTCAACCCATGCTTTTTGTGTGCCGTTGCGGTTTATCATCGCCGGGACGGTTACGGTTGTTACATCCGTGTTTTCGTCCGTCATTTCCATATCGGTAATTAGGGCGAATAATAACGGTTCCATCCGCTTTGTCTTTTCGTTGAAAACCATGTTGTCGGATTTATAGACGTCATACGTTGCACCAAACAAAAGGTCGTCGCCCTCATCGGCAACGTCAATGTATGCGCCGGAACGTATGTACGTGCCGTAATCGGATTTTTCAACCCATGTTTTAAACGGTTGGTATAATCGACCCTCGGCGGAACCGGGGTTGCCTTGATAGAGGCATTGAAATTGTACCGGGTCTAATGCTTTTTGCGCTTCCAACTTTTGCTTACTGTGTCGGCTTTCCCATAATGCCGCCCCCGGTTCCCGTGGGTCTATCTCGGTCGGTTCCCCGGTTTTCAATCCCTCAAAATTTATGCGCACCCACGCCCCCGGCGTTACGTTCTCTAAATCCGCCCAACACTTAACATCAATAATCGTTTCGCCGCTCTTTTCAATGCGCCCTATCAAATCGTCGTCGTGCCAACGGGTAAATACAATCAATTCTTGACTATCGTTGTGTAAACGGGTGCGTACAACGGTTGTGTACCATTTCCACGCCGCCGCCCGTACTATCGGGCTGTTACCCTCGGCGTAATCCTTATACACGTCGTCCAATATCGAAACGTCCACGGTTTTAGACGTCAGCGAACCGCCACGACCGACGACACGCAACGACCCCTTACGCCCTACCATTTCGATAACATCGGAATTGCGCAAATAGGTATTAGCCATTGTTACGACGTTTGACCCATTTAAGTACGTGCCGGGGAATAATTCACGATACCGGGGCGTGTCGATTATTCGTTGAACGTCCCGGTTAAAATCCCGTGCGATTGTCGCCGCATACGAACCGATACATATTTTGCGGTCGGGGTCTAACCCCAACATAAATGCGGGTAATTTACGGCTCGACCCCTCCGATTTGCCATGTTGGGGCGGTTGTTGTACAATCATCTTTCGTATTTTGCCGTGTGCAAACATATCCAACAACGTATAATAAACGACGTGGAACGGCTCTAATACTAAATCCGGTTGCATATACCGGGCAAAGTTTATAAGGCGTTTACGGGCGGCGGCTTTAACAAGCAAATCCGGTTGTTGCCGGATTGCGTCGTACATCTGCAATAATTGTTCGTTGTTCATTGCTTTGCTCCTTTCTCCCATTTAGAACACGCCCGACGACCCCGGACAATGTAATATTGATAATGCGGGCAACGTAAACAAATCGGGTTCCCGTTCAAATCCCGGTGTCTATGGTCGTCCGTTATCCATTCAGAAAAACGGCACGTATCGCAAATTTCGGTCGTCCATTCCGGTTGCTTGGTTCCCGGACGGGGTGCGGTTACTCTCTTTGCCATTATTGCGCCCCTCCTTTCTCGGCTAATGCCTTTTGGTATTCGGCGGATTGTAGTTTGTCCGCCAATGCAAACAATAAATCGTCCGGGATTGCCTTAACGTCGTACTTTGGTTTGTCGTCGTCGGTCGTGGCGTTATATCCGGGTATCTCAATTTTAACCGGGGCATCAAATCCCAACATCTTTGCCCGGCGTTGTTGGATATTCAAAAGCAAATCTAAAAACCGGGGGTTCCCGGCGGATGTTTCGGTTGCGGTTTCATTGTACCCGTAATATTCCGGGTCGCTGTCCTCGGCATCGGTTTTGATTGGTCGCCCCTTATTGGTTTTCTCTTTGGTGCGCATCTTTCCGGTTTTCGACGCCTCCCACGCCTCCCATGCTTGCACCTCCATTGCATCCAATTTGCGCAATTCCTGTGTAACGTAATCGTCGATATTATCCAACTGTTCCCGCTTCCATTCGATAAGGGTTTGTTGTAAGTCGTAATAAACCATTGAAAGCGTAATTGTGTAACCAACGCCCCGGTCGGACAAATCCCGGTTCAAAGCCTCGGTTATTTCCCGATAAGTATAACCACGTAAAAACAGATTGGAACAATACGCAATATCATACGCCCGTTGTTCCTCGGTACGCTTGTTATATCCGGCGGGTTTCCGGTTCCTATTACCCGTTTTCAATTTTTCCATTTTTCAACCTCTTTTAATGTTCAAACGGGGTAAAAAATAGACCTTTGCGCCTTTTTGCTTTTCCGCCCTTTTGGTTCCTCGGTTCCTTTGTCCCTTTTCCCCTTTGGTTCCTTTCCGGCTCTCTATGTCTTTTCTTATCCCGTCCCTCCTTAAAACGTGTTTACCCTTTACAAGTTATTTGCGGGGAATTTCCATTTTAAGAGGCTTTTGTTATTAACTCAATACTTTTATTGTCTTTATAGTTATCTCTTAACTATGGGGCAAATTTACGGCTTTTCCGGTACGTTGCCAAACGTTTACGTTCTCATGTATATAAACGGCAAAACCCCGGTGTTTGTTTCCGGGGTTATTATGCTCTATTATTTTACTCGACTGGTTCGTATGTCTTTTGGAATATATCCGGCTTACATGGGTAAAACTCCCCGTTTATGCCCTTTATAATATAATCGCCTGTGTTGGCTACCATATTACCTTCTAATGTAGGAATTATCAAACCGCCATCTAATCCTTTTTTTATTATATTGTTTGACCATTCAATAATATTTTTTTGGCTACTTGTGGAATACTCCAATTTCATTGCCTCAATTACAACGGGTTTTTTACGATATTTCATTTATTACCTCCTTTCCCATTATTACGTTTATTCATTCCTCAAACGGTTTATCGTTCGTTTCGCCTGTTACCCAAAGCCAAAATTGTTGTATTCCGTCCTCGTAACTCATGCCGGGATATTGGGAACCGTCGTTTATGCCGTCGGCGGCAATGTTCAATTGTTCGTCAATCTCGGCGTCGGTGCGCTTTATCTCGTAACTCATTGTTTACCTCCTTTCCGGTTCTTTCGTTGGTTCTTTGCCCGGCGTTTGTTCCGGGGGTTCTTTTTCAAATCAACCCGTTGGATTTGTATTTTGGAACCGGGGAACATATCAGCAAAGAACGCCGCCATTGCTTCCACTTCTTTTGGGACGTCGTGCGCCTCCGGTTTTTTGTACTCCCTTTTACGCTCCGGTTGCTTTTCCATTTGGACGGCGGGGCAAACGTTGATAAGCGGGCAACCCTTACAAGTGTTCACGGGCTTTGCTTTCTTTTCGCTTTCGCAAATCGCTTTATATTTCCGGTCGTAATCTGCCGTTCTAAATTCGTGGAAATCGTCCCGGTGTGCGCTTGCACGTGTGAACATTTCCATTGCTTCAACCGCAATGCGGGCTAAAATAAAATCCGGGGTATCATTAAACGCCTTTTCCATTGAATTACGGTTTACTACCTCGGCAATCTCGTTAATAAATTGTTCTCTGTTAATCATCGCTCTATTGTTTTTTATCGTTCATAAATTGGGAATGTCTTTTTTGCCATTGCTTGCAACCGGGGTTCTCACAATTAACCGGGCTTTCGGTCGTGTAACAATAACCATTGCCGTTGGCGTCCTCGCTTGTAATACTATCGCAATTGCCGCAATGCTTTTGTTCGTGCGGGTGCGTTCGCTTATAATTTGGGTCGGTTTGGCGTCCTTTTACTTTGTCGTATGCCAACAACACTAATTCCCATTGCGACAAACCTAATATCCCCGCTATATGGAAAATAACGCCGTTAATGTCTGCCAATTCGTCGATTATTTCCGCTAATTGTTCGTCCGTGCATTGCGCAATGTTTTTTCCATATATTCCCGGCACAACCTCCATAAACTCGTTATATTCCTCGGTCAATTTTCGGCAACGGCTTTCTATATCATTCCCGAACAAATCAGAGAATAAGCGTTGAACATGGTACGGAATAGGGGTAATAATTGGAACGGGGGAAATATTTCCTTTAGGCTCAAATTCCCGTTTGAAATCCTTTTCGGGGCGGGCTGTAAATCGCCCGTTCAATTCCCGGACAATGTACCAACTTTCCGGCACGTCAACGAATATGCCGTTGCCATCGGGAAAAGAAAACATTGCTTTGCCGTCCGGGGTGCGGGGTGTCGTAACGGTTCCCCCTCCGGTAAACCTCAATACATCATCCACGTTGTCCCGGCGAAATTGGATTGCGTCAACCTCTAACAAAGTACGACAATACCGGGTTCCCGCCGTGGCGTCCGGGTCGCTTAATCGGGTGCGCATTTCCTCCGGGTATTCCTCCGGGTCGTATGAAATATAAAAAGAATAAACGCCGTGATTTTCCGACGTTCCTAACAATCGGTCGCCCAATCGTCCGGCAACCGCTTTTCCCAATGCCTCCATTGTTTCCCCCGGTATGGTTAATTCCGGTTGTACATTAACAACAAATCTATCGTCGTCCTCTGTAACCTTTGGTTCCACTTTCGTAATGTCGGCAATCATCGCCAACAAATCCCCATCAAAGGGGCTTAATTTACTTTCTTTCATCACTCTAAAATTATTTGTTATTACTATCCGGGGCGGCTTCAATCTTAACCCCGGCAATTGTTCCGTTATAATTAAATTCCAATGTTTCGACGCCCTTAAATCCCCCGACGATACGCAACAAACGCCAATAAATCGTTTTCCGGTCGCTCCTATGGAATTTATCGCATTGCCTACCAATTCCGGGGCAATCTTCCCTTTTGATTTTGCAGCGAACGCAACGTTGCGTAAATATTGCGGGGTTGTTGTTGGCTAATCGTGCATCCGCCGCCGTCCATATCTCGGCAATCAATACCATACCCCGGTAAACGCAACGTTCGCCGGGGCGGTATTCTCTATTTGGGTCGAACGGTTCGGGTTGCTTTACTCTCATTTTTTGCCCGCTTCGTTTACATAGTCAAACAATGCGTCCAAATCTTCCTTTGCGCCTTTTACGCAAATTCGTACCCTATCGCCTCCCGCTAATGCGGTTTCGACAATCTCGCAATTATACCGGGGGGCGTTTATCTGTATCATTGCCGCCGTGGTATTCGTTACAAACTCATTTCTTTCTTCCATGCTCTCGGATTTTTGAAGTAAATAAAATGCCTCTGTTGGTTCATTCTCGCTTTGGCACGCCCCCAACAAAAGCGTTGCCAAAGATAACAATAAAATCTTTGCTTTCATCGTTTTAGTTTTCTTTTAATCCATATAAACCGTATGCCAATGCCGACAAACAATATTTTCGCCTCAATGTCAACGTAACGGTCGTAACCGTTGACCGCATCCACGGACACGCCGGGAACGATAAAGTATTGATTGTATTTCAAATATTCACGGGCAAACAGATATAAACCAAACCGCCAAATATGGAACCCGATTTGTACCATGTGGCGACGTTCGCCCAAATGTTTTATTTCATCAAACATATAGCGTTGCCCGGTTTTAATATCTTCATACGTTCCATGTGCAACATTTACGGCTTTTATTACTTTCCCGGTTGCAATTACTTTATACCGGGTTGCATTCCTTTTTTGCCAATCAGATAATTTACTTTTGCTCATTGCTCTTTTTGTTTAATAATTCGTAACTCTGTTTATCAACTACCAACGCCCGTGGGTATTCGGTTATTACGCCTTTGGTATAAACCAAATTGTAAATACCCAATTGTCCCTTAATTGGAAACTCAACAACCCGGCGGGGGTTTCGCATCAGCCAACCGAACCCCTTTGTAATGGATTGGCGTTTTTCCGGCGGTATGCGGGTATTTTCCCAATCTTCCGGGGTAAACTCGGCGACGGGCTTAACGTCGTACAATTCAACCAACCCCAACGTTACCCCGCTTTCATATCCGGCAATTACCGGATTAGCGGACGAACAAACCATTAAATCGCCCCGGTACGGCGTGTTTTTGCTTCGTACCTCAATACATTTTTCGCCGTAAACAATCCCGTTGTCCTCATACGCCGCCGTTACCAACTGCGTTGCATACGGGCTTTTAACGGTTAATGCACGCCAACGGTCGTGCAATTTCGGTTTATAATCTTTGTTATTATACTGCATTTTCGTTTGATTTTTCGTTGAATAAATTATAATTCCTCGGAACACAATAACCGGGCAATATTTCCCGCTCAATCCCGGACGCCCTTATAAAACTATCTTTCCAATATATCCGGGGCGTTTTGTCCGGGTGCGCCTCCCAATAGTCGAACACGTCGTTGTAAAACGTCAATGTTTCCCGCTTGGTATATCTGCAACCGCTTTGCAATCCAATCTTAAACAAGTCAACAAAGGGGTACGACAAAGCAATTACAGAAAACGCCCGGTCAAACATTCCCACGGGGATTGGTTCCACGCTCGCAAAGGTACGGAACCCGTGGCGTTTTGCCCGCACCAATGCGTTTATCCGCATCCGGTTTGGGCTTGCTTTGGGTTCCAATTCGTCGCATCCGGTCAACGTGGAACCAATGGCAATACGGGATTTGTCCCAACCCTCGGACGCCTCGGCAAAGTCGATTAAAATATTGATACCCTCGGCGCATTTACTCAATACCTTTACCGGGACGCCGTGGCGTTGACAAACGCCGATTGCTTGGCGGGTCAACCTTTGCGTTTCCGGCAATAACGGGTCGGTCGTGAACGAAAAGAACAACCCCGTTTTTTGCAATTCGTCCTTATGCTTCAACAACTCATTCGTAAATATATCCAATGCGTATGGATATTCCCGTAATGCCTTTTTCAATTCCGGGGTATTGCCGCCCAACACTTTTGCGCCCCGCCCTTTGCGCAAATAACAATACGTGCATCCATTGGAACAACCAACGTAAAAGTTGGCGGCGTTCTCGGCATATTCCCCGGCTTTTCCCTTTGGGCTGTAAATAACCCGTCCGTTTATCGCTCCCATACTCAAACAGATTAAAACGGTAAATCGTCGGTTCCGTCGGGGGCGGGTGCATCCGGTACGGGCGGCGGCGGGGCTTGCGTTCCGGCTCCGGTTCCTTTGGGCGTCAACATTTCCATATCGGTTGCGACAATCTCGGTAATATACCGTTTCACGCCTTGCGCATCGTCATAACTCCGGGTTCTTAATTCCCCCTCAATATAGAGTTTATCGCCCTTTTTAACGTACTGATTGGCGACCTTTGCCAACCCGTTTTGCAATACAATGTTGTGCCACTCGGTACGCTCCGGGATTTGTCGCCCGTCCTTTGTGGTATAACCCCGTTTTGTAGTCGCCAACGAAAAGGTCGCAACGCAACCGCCGTTGTCGAACTCCTTAAAATCCGGGGCTTTCCCGGTATGTCCTAATAAAGTAACTTTGTTTACACTCATAACTATTTGAATTTAACACCATCCAACAAATACAATTTCTTATTATCAGACCAACCCGCCGCCATGTTTAAGGCTTTACGGTCGTCGTCATGCACAAACTCGCAATACCACGAATTGCCGCCAACGTTCGCTTTTTCTTTTAGTCGTACCAATTTACCGACAATGTACCGGGCAAACTTGGCGTACCCGCTAACCTCGGATATATGGATAATACGACGTTCGGCGTTTATTTTTGGCAATTCTTCGATTTGCGGGCGTTTTTCCTCGGCGGGGTATCTTTGTACTCTCTGAAAGTCTTTTTTGATTGACGACCGGGAAATTGCCCCAAAATCGGGGGTTCTTTTTTTAGTTCTCATTAAACTAACTTTAATTGTTGATACTCGGCTTTCATTAACTCAATTAACCGCATATTCTCCGGGTAAATTCGCATTCGTTCCCGGTCGCCATTTTCCCAACGGTTATGGCATTCAAAGGAAAGGATATTTATATTGCGGGGGTCGTGCGCCATTTCCGGGTATGCCCCACGGGTCAAAATGTGGGAACAATAGACGGCGGAATAATTCGCCAACGGCTTTAATGTTTCCTCACATCGGTGCGGCTTATGCTCCCAAACCCAACGGAAAAAGCGTTCATTTGCCGCCATGATATTTGCACCCCGTCCCGTAATACAATGCCCGAACAATTCCCGTTGTATCTCAACCCTCAAACGAATATCCATGCGGAAATTACGCAAATCCAAAAGGGGATTATACCCCCTTTGGATGCAATAATTGTATTCGTCCCGGTCTGTCAACAAATACGGTTCCATACTCTTACATTTCCGCCGTTTCGTCGTTCGGTTCTGGGTCGTCCGCCGGGTCGTTAATATCCGGGAACAATCCGTTATCCTCTACCTTTTCGGCATTCAATCCGGGTGCGGGTTCGCCATCAGCCCCGAACAACTCCAATTGCGCCTTTTTGCCCTTGAAAAGAAATGCGTAAACCTCGGTTTCAATGTCGGCGGCAATTTCTTCTAATTCTTCCTCAAACCCGAACGTTTCCGTATTGAATTTAAGGCGGGGCGAATTGATTGCGGTTTTCTGATTGTTAGACACGGTAAACAACCCGGTTAAAACAACCCCTACGTTATCGTCTTGACCGGAAAAGGACACGCCCCGAACCTCTATGTTTTTCAACATTTCGTCGGCAAAATCCCGTGATAATTCGCTTTGCTTTTTGGTTGCCTTGAAATCGGACGTTTCAACCATTGAAAGAAAGGACGTAATATTAAAAATCCGTCCCATGATTGGGCGCAAACGGTCGAAACAATCCCGCAAATCCGGGTGTATGTCCTTTGCACTTTCGACGTGGTATTTGTTCGTGTAACTCTCATTACCGATTGTTTCGGTAACTTCATAATGTACGTCTAACCCGCCGTCCTTTAATGTCTTGACTTTCGACAATGCAAACGCCTTTTCGCTTGGTATCAACATAACGTTTGCGGCTTTTTTTTCTTCGCTCATTTTTTAATTATTTGATTGTTACCGGGAATACGCCCGGAACGGTTTTATAACTTAAAATTCTGTTTCGTCCAATAATTCCCGTGTCTTACTATTCGACGGAACCGCCGGGCGTTCCGGTTCCGGGGTTGGTTCCGGGACGGGTTCCCCGGTTCCGATTGGTTCCGTTACCGGGTTGGGGTCGTGGAACTCAATATTGCGCCCGCCTTTGGGCTTTTCCGGCTCAAATTGGGCTTTGAGTTGTTCCGCCGGGTATTCCTTTTGCGCTAACTCAATAATCCCCAAATTAACCAATTCCGGGACGCAACGGCGCAACGCCCTTATGTCCTCTAATGCGTCATGCGCCGGGAATGTTTCGCCGGGGAATAACTTACTATATAATTCCTCTAATTGTGGGAATTTACCCGGACGACCATTTGAAAACAACGCTCCAACAAATTTAATCGTTTTCATCATGGTATCAATTCGTTTTGCCTTATGTAATGCGTCCTCAACGTGTGCGTCGTAATATTCCCGTCCACAATAGCGCAAAACGTTTGCTTTTAACATTGAACTATCAAAGTAAATATTGTGCGCACATACAAGCGGGGCGGCGTTGGCATCCGCTAAAAATTCGTCCACAACCTCGGCAAACGGCACGCCCTCGGCAATTGCCCGTTCGGTTGTTATACCATGAATTGCGGTTGTTTCCGGGGGTATCTCGTAATTATCGGGTTTGATAATATAACTTTTTTCCTTATCGCCCAACGACCATGCCAATTGGACGACGTGCGGGAATTGCTCAAAATCTGCATCCCATTTCAAACCCTTTGCCGGAACCCCGGTTGTTTCACAATCAAAGAAACAAACATCTTTCAAATCAAATTTTTGCATAACCTTAAATATTAAATCGTTAATTACTGTTTTCGCTCTCATTGCGGTATTTATCCCGCTTTTTCTCCAACTCCAAAACGTCCCGGTTTTCCTCAATGTATTGTTTTACATCTTTGCGGTAATATGGTTGGTTCTCTAACCAAAGCAAATGCCAATACGGTACGTTTTCCATCGGTTGCCCCTTAAATTTACCTTGCGGCATCGGGGATTTGTCGTTTAATTCCATACTAAAAAAGTCTTTTTTGCCCGTCCTCGTTGGGGGTTTGTTCAACATATTTTGCCCGTGTAATCCAAACGCACCCGCATCGCAAACACTTTATCCGGCTGTAATGCTTTGGCGTGTATTCGTGGCGGATAATCCGCCAACCCGCCAACGGGTAATTTTTCCGCTTTCCGTTACACTTGCAAAACATACCTACAACGTTCGGGGGTCGTCAATAAATGTATTGTATTCCTCGGCGGCTATCTGTTTGAGCGTTTCGATATGTTCGATTAACTCGGCGTTCGACAAATCCGCCACGGTGCGCAAATCGTGGGAATATACCCCCGTTTCCTCGTTGACCCGTTCAACGTACATAATTGGGGAAAATTCCCGCAAACGTCGTTCGGTTTGTTCCTCTGTAAGACGTTCGCCCGCCTCCCAAATTGCGTGCTTAAACGTCGGTACAACATAGTTAAAATAATACCCTTTCAAAGCCTCGGACGAACCGGGCGACGCTACAATGAACCGGGCGATAATGCGGGAACCTTTCCAACCCTTTAAAAACTCGTTTAATTCCCCCATGTACATTGCCAACCCGCCGTTATTGTTTATTGTCCCCGTTGCTGTTATTTCTCGCTTTTTCATCGGCTATTAATTTTTTCATTGTCTTATTAAACGCTGTCATTCCGATTGTATGGATAACGTCCCGTTCCGCCCGTGATAACTTCGTTTCTCGCTTATCCAATATCTTTGCAAACGTAACGACAAATTCGCCCGGCTCCAACAATCCGGCATTGTGCAACCCGTCGATTGGGTGCGCTTTCAAACGCTCGGTTGCTTTCAATGCTTTGCGGGCTTTTTCCCGACTTTCCCATATTTCCCGAACCTCGGCGGCGGCGTTGTCATAAAACAACCGCATTTTCAGAACGTCGGCAATTGACAAATCAGCCACGGCGGTTGGTTGTTCTTTTTCCGGCTCCGGTTCCGTCGTAACGGGTGCAACCTTACCGTTATTCACTCCATAACCGAACAACGCAAAATCGCCCTTTGTCGGGTCGTCCGGGAATATCTCGGCGAAACGGTCGGTTATCTCAATGGCTGTTTGCAAATCCGGCGTCCGACGTTTTACAAGCCCCAACCGCAATGCCTGTTTATGTACGTGGGTATCTAATGGAATGATTAAATTACGGGGGTCGCAAATCGTCCACAATCCAAAGTCAACCGGGGAACCGTGGCGACACATCCAACGCAAAAACATACATAAGCGTTTGCAACCGCTTTTCGTTTCCATATCCGGCACGCCCTTAACATCGCCGAAAAGACGTTGTAATTGCTCCAATGGACGCCCGCCCGGTTGCGCTTGCAATGCCTTTTCCATGTTCTCAAACTTACTATATACGTCAAATAAGCGGGCGCAAAGGTCGTGAAAATCGGCGTATGTAAACGTTCTATAAAAATTCTCTTTACTGCCTTTGTATTGCTTCCATTCCGGGGCGGTTCCCTGCGTATCGGTTCCAACAATGTAATGATACGGCGCACCCTTGAAAATTTCCCGGTCGATAAAATCCGCCTTTTGGATTATCTGTTTGCGGGAACCCCACGCAATCCACGCCGTAACAAATGCGCTAATCTCAATATTTACCCGACTATCGTAACGGTGCGGGATTTGCACCGGGTCGGATTGGATAAACTCGGCGGTTTCGTATTGTTCCGCCCAACGTTTCAAATTATCGTTCAATGTATATGCCATTGTTTTAGATTTTAAGGGGACGGAAAGCCCGCCCCCGGTTATTATTCGTTTTCCGTGTATTCCTCAACGACTAAATCAGTTTGTCCCCGCTTTACTTCCTCAATGAACCCTTGAAAACCGTTTGCCTTTGCAATATCTATAATCGCCTGCAAACGCTTTTCGCCTAAACTTTCGCCCCTCGCAATGCGGAATACCTTAACCGTCGGATTGCTTGCAATAATCAGTTTGGCGGCAACCTCCATGATTTGACTATCTGAAACTTTCCCGGCGACGAACGGCACGCCGTTTAACTCTAAACCGTCGTCCGTGAACGAAAGCCCGGCAATCGGTAATTTGGACGTGGCAATAAGCGTTTCCCGCTCCTTTGCCAATGCGCCTAATTTGTCCTCAAACGTGCGGGCGGTTTTCTCGGCGGCTTCCTTTTGTTTCTTCTTTGCCATGTAATCCACAACCAACGCATTGATACGGTTGTGTTCCTCGGCTTTTTTCAGTTGTTCCGCCGTGTCTAATTGTTCCGGGTTGTTGGCTTCGTATTCCTCTAACCATTTGTCGGCATTCGCTTTGCGTTTCACAAACTCGGATTTGTCGTTTACAATAACTTGCAACGTTTCCTTATAATCGTTTTCAATGGCTTTTTTGTTGGCTTTCGCATCTTCTTTGGCTTTTTCCAACCGGGCGTTTGCCTCGGCAATTATCCGGGCAACTTCTTTTTCCTCGGCGGCTAATTTGTCGTCGATTGCCTTAATATTACTTTTTCGGGTTTCTTCCGCCTCTTTAATTCGTCCGGGGATTGCCTCCAATTGTTCAATCCTTTGTTGCCGGGCTTGGCGTACCGTTTTCGCTTTCTCAATCAACCGGGCATTTTCGTTTTGCTCTTCCATCAACGCCGTAATGTCCTTTTTATCGGCATACGTTTTGACGTCGCCCGGCTTCAATTGCTTTTCAGCGTTGGCGCAAATGGTTGTGTACGTCTTAACCTCGGCGTTGGCGTCTTTTCGTTTGTCCTTAACGGTCATAACCTCGGCGTCAATTTCTGCAATCCGGGTGCGCACTTTTTCCGGCAATAAAGCCTTTACAACCTCAATTTGTTTGCGGCGTCCCTCGGCGGTTTCGCTCCAACGGGAAAACTCCACGGCGTCAAAGTCTTGGTAGCCGAAAATCTTTTGCAACATAGAAACGTTATCCGAACGCATCCCGGTTGTTTGGGATTTAATGGATAACGTCCCACGGGGGTTGGCTTTGGTAAACTTTAATTCGACCTCGTAATTTTCGCCGTCGTTACCTACAACCATTTTTGCAAACCCTTTGTCCTCTCCATTTTTCAATACGGCGTCCCGGTTCCCGGTCAACATTGCGCCAATTGCTTTTAATAGGGTTGATTTGCCTAACTCGTTGTCCCCGGTAATGAAATATACATTACCCTCAAAATCTGCGTTGAACTCTTTGATAACTTGAAAATTCAACAATTCCAATTTCTTAATATACATCGCTCTAATTGTTTATGCCGGGGTTTCCCCCGGCGGTTATTACTATTTTGTTGTTAATCTCATTCGTTGGTGTATCATGGTTTGCACCTTGTTAAGCGCATCCCGGTTGGCGTCAACCTCTGACCGGGTACAATCAGCAATGAAATTTTCCAAACTCTTATATAAGTCGTTTAATTCCTTTGCCGTCATTGCGTGCCGAACGGCTCCCAATTCGTCTTTATCCATTTTTGCAAACTCTTTTAAGCGTTTCTAAATCCCGGCGTTTGGGTTCGTCGGCGTTCTTTGTCGCATCAATCAACGGCATATCATTTGTTTTTGCCGTCCATTGTTTCCCGGTAACGGGGGACGTGTAGGTTACTTTGTAATGTCCGTACCCGGCAAATTCAAACCGGAAATCGCTAATTGTTGTTTTCGCTCTCATATCTTTTAATTTTAGAGTTACCGGGAAAACGCCCGGTCGTGTTATTATCATGCCGCAAATATACGTATAGTTTTTATATTACCAAAACTTTTATCTTTTATTTTCGGCTATTTTTTTATTTTCCGCAATAATCGCCCCAAAATAACGCATTTACCCACGCCGTCAAACTCAACTAACATATTGCCGTTGCGCCCTCTTATACATTTACCATCAGAACGACGAACCGCCCGGCACGGCATACGTCGCAATTCCGGGCGGGTCAATCGGTCGCCTAAATAGATATAATCCATTTCGTCCATATCAAAACAATTTCATTTGTGTATCGGTCAATACAGCAACGACCGCATCAACTTTGCGTTCCCAACTTTCCAACGTTGCCAATTTCTCCGGGGTTGGGTTCCGTTGGCAACGTCGTTGGTTGTGCCGCATCTGTTTTACCATTTCCGCCAAATCTTTTGCCGTTATTTTTTCGGGATTTTCGATTTGCGGGGCTTTTGTTTCGTCTGCCATACAAGTAACCATTTGAATAATTAAACGCCCCTACGGGCTTAAAATAAACGGTTGTGCATTTGTTGGGGCAAATTTTCCAAAGCCCAACGGGGGTTATTCTGTAAAATGAACCGTCCAAAGTGCATTATTAACGTTGCGTCCGCATTCCATAACGCCGGGATAATCTCCGGGTATAATTTCCCGGCAATATCCCGGAACCGTCGTTTGCGGTCTGCCTTTTCCTCCTTTTTCCCTTTTACCTTAATACGCAATTTAAGGTCGTTTTGCCACTTCATCGCATTAACCAAAACAAACGGTATTTCGGCGACGGTTATAATAGCTTTCAAATGCTCAAAGTTTTGCAACATCTTTTGTATGCGGTACAATTTACCCATGTTTGCCCCGGTATCGCCAACCGTTACGTCATCCGGGCGAACACTCAATTTTTCCAAAAAGATAATCGGTGTACAAATCTCTTTGTAATAGTTCAGAAAATCCCGTATCTCGTTAATGTCTTTAGGCATCTTAATTGCCGTTGCGTTGTGGTTGGGTCGCCAAACCACAATACCCCCGGCGGCTCCGGGGTCAATCCCAATAATACAATCTATTTTCATTTTTCAAATTTCAAATAATGGTAAATATAAATTTCGTCCTTAATCATCCGGTCGAAAGTCCGTTTAATCTCTTTACGCCGGGCAACCTCAAAGGCTGTATAATCAATTTCCGGGCTTTGGGTTCCTTGTTTACGAACGTGATAAACCGTAAATTCATTAACGAACCCACGGGCGGCACGTGCCAAAAATCGGTTATACGCTTCTTTCCGGTCGTCCTCGGTTTCTTTCACTTCATCCGCTAACCCAACGCCCAACAACCAATTATAAACAAACATTTCGTCGGTTAATCCAAACACTAAACGCCCGGTATATTTATAGCGCATAAAACACATTAAACAAGTCATAACCGATTGATTGCGATAATACCGGATTTGCTCCGGGCTTAACTCCTTTTTCGGTTCCGGCAACGCTGTATATGCTTTGCCGATAACTTGGTTTTGTTTCCGGCAATATGCGTTCAATACCTTTGCGAAATAATCGGCGTTGAATTGTTGGTAATGTTTCCGTTCGGCGTTGCCGTCCCTATCCTTTGGCAAATAGTCGTCTAATTCCCCGGTAATCAGCAATTCAAACGCTAATTTAACCTCGGATAATGTTAATTGCGAATAATAGCGTTTGAGCAAATCCAACAACCGGGTACAAATATACGTCCAATCGTCCCGGTTTTCCGTGGGAATGATAAACCCCACGTCCATTGCGATAAACCGGAACATTTGCCCGGTTTTGGCAATCAACGTTTCGTCGTCAATCTCGGCAATCTGTTTTTTTGTGGACGCCACGAAAATATACTTTTCAACCGGGGTTAATGCTTTGGCAACCTCCGGTAATTCAACCATTGCCCGGCGAACGTCAATTGCTTTTGCCGTTCCGCTATAAAGCAAAACGGCGGCGGATTGTCGTTTTTCGGGCAACGTTTGTGGCAATCTGTTTGTCTTTTCGGGTAATGTTTCCATGTTAATAATCATCTTTCAAATACTCAATAGCCCCGGCAACATTTAATCTTTGCGTTGGGGCTTTGTATTCGGGTTTCAAATGCAATTTTTTCTTTTCGACGTCCCCCCGTATAAAATTGCGGACGGTCGCCAACCAACCGTTTTTAGTGCGCTTCATATTCTTTTGGTCGCTCCAATCGCTAACCGAATGAAAGTAATAAACCAAATCGACCTTTTCAAATTCGGGGGTCGCAAACTTACTTTCAAACTCGGAATAATCCACGCCGACACCGTTTTCAAATTTAACCATTTTGTAAACGGCGGAATTACGGAACAACGTTTTTTTCTCCTTTGGTTCCTCAACCTTTGTTTCTTCATCCGGGAATAATCCGGGGTTCTTTACCCCGGTATTATCATTATCAAAAGAAGTATTAATATCATCTATCTTTATTGTGTCGGATTTTCCAACCACGGGGGTTGGATTTTCCAACCGGGGGGTAGTTGGATTTTCCAACCACTCCAAAGCAATCCAATAATTAGACGTATATTCACAATAACGCACCTTGTTTTTTTCGTACTCAAATTTATTAATATATTGCTTATCAACTAATTGTTTGAGTAACTTAATAACCGTGCTTTTATCTAATCCCGTCCATTCGATAAGATACCGCAATGAACCCTTAAAACGGCTTTCGCCGTCTTGACTAAAACCATGTATTAAAGCGAAAACCAACAATTCGTTACCTTTCAATTTAAGTTTCGTAATCATTGGGGCTAATATGGTTATAAAATTGCTATCCCGTATTGTCATACCTCCGTAAAATAAACATTAATATTATCGGTTCTTTTATCAGCCTTGCAAACAATACGTTTACAACTTCCGGGGTATTGATTGAAAAAACAATCTTTGCAATCATGCCAAAATTCGGCAATCATACATTTAACCGGAATATTATTAACCCGGATAACCGTTTCAACGGGTATTTCAATTTGTTTAATTGTTGCCATCGTGTCCGCCCTCCAATTCTTTAACGGGTTCCCATGCTTTACGCACTTTCAAAACATTGTCGGCACTCTCATTGGGAACCAACGACACGACGGGAAAACGGGAACGGTCGCCCGGTTTTTGCGTCGTGGCAAATTGTACATTCAAATCAAAGATAATGCCTTTGCAAAATCCCCGTTCCGCTAACATACCGTCGAACGTTTCCCGAATTTGCGGGATTGTGGACGCCGTACCCTTTGTTGCGAATTGCCAAACCCCGGCAACCCCACGAACCAAAGGAACAATAAAGTTTAGCGTTAATGTAACCTCCCAACCGTCGCAATCCGGTTGGCGGCTCTTTTTATTCGGGTAACGCTTCGTTATTGACTGCATTAAATTTGGGTACTTTTCCGTTGTCAACGTTTCGTATTTCTTTCCGTCCCATACTTGGAACGTGTCGCCATCGCCCGCCGCAATCAATCGCCCGTCGTCGTCCCGGTATTCGTAACGCTCGTTACATACTTTTGCCGGGTCGTCGTCCGGGAAAACAATTTGTATTGTTTGCGGCTTTTCGCCGTATGCCTGCGTAAATAATCCGGCATACTTTCCCGTTGGTATGAAGTAATCAACGCTTTGCGGATAACCGTTTGCGTTTTTCATACCGATTTTTATTTGACCGACACGGGGCAATATCAAACGGGATTGTTGCGCCTCCGGTCGTTTTATTCTTCCTTTCATATCTCAATCAAATTTCGGGGTCGTCGTTCAACATCTTTTTCCTACTCTCATTTTTGGGCTTTTTAGGCTCGTTTGCGGGCTTTACTTTCTTTTCCGTGGTATTACCCCGCTTTGTGGTCGTTTTGCCCGTGGCGGCTTTCTTTTCCGGCTCCTTTGCCTTTTTGGGCGCACGTTTAACAATGGTTGTTTTCTTTGGCTCCTTTTCCGGTTCCAATGCGTCCGCCTTGACTTTCTCGGCGGCGTCCGTATTTTCGTCCGGGGTCGCCTCTTTTGGAGCTTTCGTTTTAATCAATTCCGCCAACGACAATGATATTACGTTTTGCGTCAAATCCGGGGCATTATCCAACAATACCATACCATTAACCGACGTAAACGTATTGTCTTTCTTTTCGTCCTCAATCGCTGCAATCTCTAACAGATACGGGATTTTCCGTATATTGGGGCTATCCGTTTGTTCTTTCAGATTATACGACGGACGTTTGCGCCAATCTTTCGGGCTGAAATTGAAAATACGGGTAACGGGGAATTGCTCAAAATTAACGTTCCACATATCCCGGTACATTCCTAATTGTATCTCGCTTTCCTCGTAAAAGCCTTTGCGCCCGCTTTTAAAATCGACGATTGCGTTAATACGTTCGTCCCCGCCAATCTTTGCCAACATGGTACACGGGCAATCAATCATTCCGGCATACTTGTAATACGGATGCACCAACGCAATTTCAACCGCCAACGGGCGTACATCATAATCCAACACGAATTGAGCAAACGCCAATACGTCCTTTTTCAAATCGTCGGCGTAATAAATAAAGTCGTCAGGCAATCGGTAAACCTCAATATATTCTTTTAGTTTGCCTTTAAGTCCGTCCAAATCATAAGCCCGGTTAATTAATAATTCCTCAAATGCGGCGTGCATGAATGTACCATACGCCGCCCGTTCGCCTTTGTATCGTTCCGCTTCCTCAATACCTTTGTTGGCAATCCATTGTATCAAGTGCGGGGCTTTGGGTAACGTTTGGGACAATATCGTTGTAACCGACGGGAAAAACTCCGGGTTCCCGTTGTCGTCATATCGGTAATAATAGCGGTGTCCCTTACTATTCAATTGCCAAACCTTATACGGGGGTTCAATCAACGTTTTTTCATCAAAAAACATTGCCGTCATTTCCTCAACCGTCATGCCCGGCAATATCTCAAATATTCCGGTTGGTTGCTCAACCTCGACCGCTTCAAACGGGGGGATTATTTGTTGTTGTTCCTCGGTAATTTCCGGGAATTGGTCGGCGGGAACGGCTCCCAAATTTTCGACCGTCTTTTGTACCGGGTTTTCCGGTTTCTTTTTGTTCGCTCTCATTTTCTACTCTTTTTTAATTCTGAAAATCCACATAATACCATTACGGCACACATACCCGCAAACATCAATTGCCACGGGTTCCAAAATGCACCAATCAGACAAACAACGCCCAACGTTCCAAACGTCGCAATAATGGCTTTCGCTTGGAACCTATCAGAAAACATAACGTCCGCCATGCGTTCAAACCATTGTAACCCGTTATTCTTCATATCCAAACAAATAATTAGGGGTGCAATTACACATTTCGCAAATGATAACAACCCATTCCGGGCGTATCTGTTTGGTCGTACCGTTACATAAGTTAGTCATATTAACTTGTTGTGCGCTTTCGGTGCGTCCCTCCCATAAACGGGCGGCAACCTCTTTTTTATAAACCTTAATCCCGGCGGTTTGCGCCCGTGCGATTGCCTCGTTTACTCTTAATTTCGTCATTTCTGCCATTTCTTTAGTCTTTTATTGTTAATAACTCGGTTCGTTACTCTCTTTGTGTCCGCAATGCGTACACGTTTTTTCCTCCCAAATTGCGGTATATTCCGGCGGGGTCAAATATCCGTCGCCTCCGGTCTGTTTATATTCCCCGTCGGTAACTTCCATTTCGCCGCCGCATTCCGGGCAATCGTCGTTACCCATTAAATCCAAATCCGGGACAATGAAATATACCCGTTTCAGATACACGCCCAACGCCTCGGAAATAGCCGCATAACAATTGGCGGTTTGTTCCTCGGTTACATCTTCGTTTATTGCATCGAAAACGGAAACGCCCCAATTGTCCGGGTCGTCCTCAATAACTTTGTTTTTGAGTAATTCCGAAACGACAATTTCGGAAACTTGTTTGGCTGTTTTCCCGCTATCGGTCGCCAATTGTTTTAATAAATCGCTCTCTTTTATCTTCATTTCTTTCTGTATATTATACCCTTATATGGTTTGCCTGTATCAACGCTTTGTTTTATCAAATGCCTATAATAACCCTTTTTATGTGCATCTTTATAATTCTGAAACTCAATACAAACATTCCCGTTTTCATCTATTCCCTCAATTGGGAAATCGTATTTTGTTTTGTTTCTTATGGCTATATCAAAATTGTTATTTTCATTAATAGAACACCAACGCAAATTCTCAACGAAATTATGAAAACGCACCCCGTCGATATGGTCAACGCATGGTTTATTTTCCGGGTTCGGAATGAAAGCCGCCGCAACTAATCGGCTAACTTGCCTTT